TGATTACTCTGCTCACGAAGAGCCTTCTTGTTGCGCTCTGCTTTCTCCAAGTCAACCCGCACACCCTTGGTTCGCATGTCCAACATGCAAGGGATCAAGCCGATCTCAAGGTTCCACACGTCCCACAGTTCATCTTTGTCGAGGTGAACCTTCAACGCCCGCCACAGTTCAAGCGTGGCAACAGCGTCCATCTCAGCATACCCACCAACAAACTTAGGGGGCAGCTTGTACATCTCTGACTTGGGATTTAACCCACGTTCAAGAGCCGCAGCCTTGAGCAGCTTCTCATCCTTGCGGATGCCAGCATAGTCACGGGCCAACGAATCAAGGCTAAAGGTCCAACGGTTCTCGTCAACTAACGCACCTGTCACCATTGTATCGATGATCCGGCCTTTGATCTCCACGCCCTCGGCCCGCAGCCAGCCCGCATCATAGGTGGCGTTGTGCATAATCACGTCCATCTCTGGCACAGACAGTTGCTTCTTCAGCCACTTCATCGTGATCCGCGGATCTAGGTTGTGTCCGTTCTCGTGCCGGATGGGGAAGTAGCCCTTGTACTCTCCCGCAGCGACAGCAATGCCGATGATGTGCCCATCGTTTCGGGCCCACCCTGGGCCAAGAGTTACAAGGTTCGGGTCTTTGGTTTCCAGATCGACGGCGACTTCTTTGTATCCGGTGAGATCTGGGTACTCTGTGGGGATGTTCCAATCGACCTCGATGATATCCATCTCGCCTTTGATCTGGTAGTTGAGGTCGCTGTGCTCCCCGCCATCCTCTGAGAAAAGATTCTGCTGTGACATTAGGTGTCCTTCTTCAAGAATACATCCAGACGCTTCTGTATTTCCGACTCACGATCCGAGAACTCTGAGCCCAAGGCGCTGTAACCACACTTGTCGATCCACGAATCTGCCTTGTCGATATCGTTGAGCAGACGAGCCGTCTTCACCCAGTCCATCATCAACGCAACATGCTGCGGTGTGACGTGCCCATGGGTATTCATAGCGTTCCGGATGATTGTGTTCCAACCCTCGGCGATGCGTTCGAAGTTCTCGTATGCATCCCCGTAGTCCTTGGCCCTCGATCCATTGATCAGTTCTTTCGCTGTGTCTAATACTTCATCACGTTTCATATTCAAAATCCTCTGGAGTAAGCTCGTATAAACCTAAAGCGTCTTGCAGCGCACTTACACGGCGTCTGGTTCTAAAAAACCCTGCATGTTCTGGGTTATGTTCCATAAATCTACGAGCATACCAAGCACGGTAGTTGTTGTTTAGCTTGAACGTAGACTTGCCATCCACATCTGCTTGGTCCGTCTCCCAGCGGATGCGCTCAAAAATAGCACTGACTGAGTAGTTCTTGAACCCTCGGTTAATAATCTCTGTAGTGAACCGAACAAACAGTTCGTTAACCTCGGGGTGTTTATTAGAGAAGACTGCCGCTGCGGCATCGATCTCGTGTTTTCTAGTTAGTTTCATATTGTGTACCTATACTTGTTGTTGGAGAGTAAGATGTAGAGATTATGTCGGGCCCTAGTCACACCAACGTAGAACGCTCGGTGCTCATCATCAGGGAACTTGGTCCTGTCACAGGCTTTCGTTGATGCCGTCCATACCACACAGTTGTCATCCTCCCCTCCCTTCATAGCATGAAACGTAGACACTTTGATACGAGGGGCAGAAAGAAGATCCTCCCCTCGGCGGAATATCGCATCGATGTATTCCTGCTCTGAGGCTGGCACATTGAGAACCTCATACGCACCATACGAAGAATCCCGCAACAGACCGTAGTCTTTGATCAGGGTGCCCATGTTCAACTGCGCATCGCTCGGTAGAGCATCAAGCAGTTTGGTCGAGCCCCTCGTTACAACAGCATCCACGCCTTGCTTCTTGACCCCCGAATACAGCGTCTTGATTTCTTGCAGACCGACAGGTTTGTCTTGGCAAAGTCTGTCCCATGTTATCAGGTTGCTGACCATCTCCTCTGATAGGCTGGACTTGCCGTTGCGAGAATACTTTAGACCTGCAGATCGCAACCAGTTCGCCATCTCTGTGACGTACCCGTTGGTTCGTGCCATCAAAGTAAACGAGCCTTCGTGCAGCGGGATCTCCGACAAGTAGTTAACGTACTCGACCTTGCCCTGCTCATCCCTGGAGTCAAAGACCTTTTCATGACGGCCACTGATCCGCATGGATATCCTTTCGGCAACCTCGTGTACCGCCTTGGGTATCCGATACGACTGACTCAGGACCTCGATGTTGTCGGAGCTTTTATTAAATAGATTAACATCCACGCCTGTCCACCGATGGATCGCTTGATCATCATCCCCCGCAATCCACACCTTGTCGGAAGATGCCGCAATCTTCTTCGCCATCTCCCACTGCAAGGGCGTGAAATCTTGTGCCTCGTCAATAAAAAGGTGATCCAAATTGGGAGTCTCACCGTATTCTATAAACTTCTCGATCATATCCACGAAGTCATACTTGTCTGTGGACCGCTTGTACTCCGCGAGTTGTTCGGACAACTGCTTGAGTTTGGCAAAGAACAGATTCCAATCCGCCTCTTCGTTATACTCCTGCTCGATGTCAATCATCCGAAGCCGTGCGCGATTGTCTAACTGTAGATACCGAGACCCTGATCCACCAATCGTAGGAAGAGTGATGCCCCCGTCCAAGGACGTGTACTCTCGGCCCTCGAATGTAAGGCCCAACTCCCTGCCGATGTTATTGTAGTCCTCGGCGTTCATGATGTCGGTTGTCTTGAGACCAAGGCCGTGGAACCCGAAGGCATGGCTGGTCTTCATGTACGGGAAATCCTTGGCCTCGAGGTTAAACTCAGCGCAGGACCTAGCGATCATCTCTTCAATCGCCTTGCGGGTAAACGAGATCACTCCGATACGAGAGGGGTGAGTGCCTTTCTCCAAGGCGGTCTTGATCTCTTGGATCAGCCTGTACGTTTTCCCACAACCTGGGGGGCCGAGAAGTAGCTTTGCATTCTGTATCATAGCTCTTTGCCTCGAGGTCTTGAGTTCACCCAGTCCTCTATCTCAGACAGAACCCAGCGGCTCGACGATCTCTTCTTGTGCTCTGAACCCAGAACGATGGGTATAGGAAACGATTCGTCCGTCTGTGCTAGCTTGTAGACGTATGACTTAGATACCCCGAGCAAGTCTGCTACCTCGGATACCCGCATCAGTTTATTAGAATGGGATGTCATTTGAGATCTCCTTGACTGGCAGTTCTATTGTTTCTTCTTCAAACGCAGGGATTACCCAACATCTAAGCGTGGACCTTACCTCGCCCTTTGAGGTGCGTTTCATTATATTCTGGTGACCGTTGTCTCCCCCGAGATCACGAATCATCTGCATGATCTGACCCCGTGTAAGAGAGTTGAACCTGCGGTGATGCAGGTACTCAAGCAGTCCATCCAACTTAAACTTGGTTGTCCCACCGTCAGTCCAGGGCTTACCCAGATCGATCTCCTCGGGAGCCATCGCCCGAACGTGGCTCGTGCAGTAGGATCTCAGATGATCTTTGAACTGACCAGCAATCGTCAACTCTGGGGGCACGTCAAGGAAGGTCGCACCCTGCATCAAACTGTTGACTAGCTGTTGCCACTTAGCGTCCTTCATCTTTGGCGGCATGATGTTCTTCTGATCCATACACGCTCTCTGGAATAAGGTTTGGTTCTGCAACTGCTCAGTACTCAACTGGATCCTATCACCATCAACGTCCATGAAGAACAGGCGGGGCTCAGATAGCATGATGGTAAGACCTCCAACCGCCACGTTGTCAGGACCATCGGCTCCAATGCCAAACTTGCGGGTGGCGCAGATCGCAGGATCGCAGTAGCTGCGCATCGGTTCTTCCTTGCAGGTATACAGATAATCTTTCTTCTCGTGCTGCTTGGTCAGGTTGACGATCTCGCTTGATGGGAGCGGAGGGCTAGACAAAGTCCGGTTGTAACCCTCGAACTCCTTCTGCCAATCATCAGGGCTCTTCATCTTGCAGTACCGAGCCACGTTAAAGAACGTGTTGTTGCGATACTGAGAGATCGAACCTTCCGCAGCCAGATGTTCAAGGCAGGGTGGTCCGTCTGTGAAATGCTGACGAGGTTTGGATAAGCGCATACTCTCAAGGTCGGCCAGAGATACCTTGGTCTTATCAACCAAGTCCAAGAACTCGTCCAGTTCCAGTGCTTCGCACTTCTCGTTGAAGGCGTATCGTTGCGGTAACTCCGCGTTGAAGTACGGCGTGTTAATAAAATTGCCCACATCACCACGCTCCGCGATGATCGTGTCCTGTTTGGGAAACACTTCGCAGCCGCTGTAGCCGAGAGCTATAGACATCTCTGTCAGATAATCTCTTATGTCCGCTGCTTGCTCCCAGTCCTTCAAGAACAAGTACAGGTGAGCACCGCCCGACTTTGATCGGCAATGCACCAACGGCAGCTTCATCTTCTGGATCTTTGCCTGGACCTCGTTGTGGTTCAGATCATAGATGTCTATGTCCAACGCACCGAACTTACACTTGTTCTCTTCGTTGATTGGGATTGCAACGATACGCCTTCAACGAGAAGTGCGAAGCACTGGAACTGGACGAGTTCTTGGAC